ACCGCCCGCGTGCGGCTGCGCTATCGGCCCGGCATCACCACCGCAGACAGAATCGTCCATGGCGGCACCACCTACGGCATCACCAGCGTTGCAGACGTGCATTCAAGCCGCCGGGAGCTGGTGTTGATGGTGCGGGCGCTCGTGTAGTTGTAGCACCCATGCAGATGGCGTATCATCGCGCCAAGTTTTCGCACCCTACAAATGCGAAAGCCGCAGACCCCGGCAAGGGTTGCGGCTTTCTGGGAGTGAAACAGTTCTAACGCGAGGAAACGCCTGATCGCTCCGTTGCGAGTGATTATGCCAAAACCTCGGACAGACTGCATAGTGGTTTGCACGTCAACCATGCGCCGGGGTACAGCTTCTACGGACTTGTCACCCTCCCGGCGCATTGGTTCCCGGCTGGCCCACTATGGCTAGGCGCTACAGCGGGAACCCTCCTAAGCGCCACCGAGAGGCTATCCAGCCGCGACCGGGTGAGGGGCAGGGCGTACCTGTGAACGCGGCTGCTGTGTTGCTACGCCAGCAACATGGCCCCTTGTGCGACCGACTGACCGACCGACGGCAGACCACGTAGGGAAAGCGCAACACTCGACCTCATCGAGTAGGGCGAAGCTTTCCCTAAAGCTCCCTCCCTCACTCCCTCCGGCAGTCGCTGAGAAGTCAAAGAAAAGAGGGGGGACAAGTCCCTGGCTGTCCACATGAGCCGTCAGGCGATTGTGGACAGTGCTCAAAACCAAGGATTGGTTTTGATCTTCTCTCCCTTGGAAGAACTTTTAAAAGGTATTCGGCAAGCGCAGCGCGTCAGGCCGTAGGCACCAGTGGAGCGTGGGGAACTGGCGAACCGCGCAGCGGCTGTCCCCGCCCTTGTGGTGGGGGCAGGCCAGTTATCCATGCGGGGGAACAGGCACACCCTTAGATCATTGGGCTTCACTATCGGGCGCGGCTTTTTCAATTGAGTAAATCAATGGTTCATCAATTGAGTAAATGAGATACTGAGTGCATGACGCAAACAGAACGCAACCTTATCGAAGAAGCCCTGGCCCATTTGGTGAAGTCCAAAGAGCTGCACGACTTTGGAGACATGAAGGCACACGCCGAGGCCCGCAAGGCGCGAGAAATCCTGGCGAAGCTGCTGGAGGCCGCAGAATGAAAATCATCGCCTGCATCAACGAAAAGGGCGGGAGCGGCAAAAGCACCATCGCCACCAACCTGGCGACTGCATTGCACCGCCGTGGAAAGCGTGTCGTGCTGATCGACGCAGACCCGCAAGGCACCGCCCGCGACTGGAGGGCCGAAAGTCCAGCGGGTGCCGACCTTCCCCATGTAGTGGCTATTGATCGCGCCCCCAACCTGCCGGGGGCTTTGCAGACCATCGCCGCAGACATTGCAGTGATCGACGCGCCCGCCAAGGCTGGAGCTATGGCCGCTGCCATCTTGTCCGCTGCTGACATTGCGCTGATCGTCATCCAGCCATCGGGTGCTGATGTGTGGGCCAGTGCTGCAACTGTGCGCCTGGTGCGGCAAAAGATAGAGCTAGGCGGCAAGATTGACGCGGCTTTCCTCGTCAACAGGGCCGCAGCCAATACCAAGCTTTCAAGGCTTATCAAAGAGGGCGATTGGAACGAGTACGGGGTGGATCAAATGACAGCCACCGTAGGGAACCGTGCCGCCTTCGCTCAGGCTCTGACTGACGGGGTATCGGTGTTCGACCTGGCAGACACCACCGCACAAGACGAAATCAACCAAGTTATCAATGAGCTGGAGGCCGCGAAATGGCTGGACTGAAATCTAAAGCACTCGACCGGGTGCGGGCAGACGTGCCGGTAGAGCTAATCAAGACTGAGCCGCAGACAAGCGACAAAGAGGGGCGCGGGTGGGTTCGGATTAACTTCGAGGTGCCACCAGAAACCCGCACCGAGTGGAGAGCCGAGGCGCTGCGCCGTAACCGCCCGCTGTCTGAGCTGATCCGTGAAGCAATGAGTTATTACTTGTCAAAGTAATTGAGTAAATGAGCGCCGCGCCGCAGGGCCTTATCTGTGGCAAAAGCGAGCAGCCGGGATGCTTGGAACCACCCCAGCCGCTCTAACCACAACGAAAGAAGGACTTTCACCATGGCTATCGAAACTGTAAATCAATCAAGTTCCCCGCTTGCATGCGACTTGAACGCCGTTGCCGAACTGGCAAAGCAAAAAGGGTATGCCCTTCACCAGTGCGTGCCGTTGACGGAGGGCGCCAAAGAATGGTGGCAAATCCATCGAGGGTTCAGCTTGAAGTTTTTCGCCACCTTTGACGAGCTGGCCGCGCATGTTCGGGAAGTGGAACCCTGGGCGCCTGTCGGTCGGTTCACTGCCGAGATCTAAACCCCATCGCCACCCGCACGCACAGCATGGCCCTCCTGGGCCTTTTTCGTTGACAGTCTGGATAAAAATACAGTAGGCAAATAAAATCGCGCCACAAAATATAAAGCCCTGACCGTGGGCAAGACGGCAGGGCTTAGGCCATGAAAGGTATCAATGCTGGCGGCACTAACTCTATTTAAAGAAAATCTCCCACGGCGTCCTTATTGTACCAACGACCCGACCACGGGTCAGACAGTACGCGCAAAAGATGCGGCACTTACGTTTGCCAATATTCAGCCCAACACCAGCGGCAAAGTGGTATGGCTGGCGTTTGATGTTGACCATACGGACGGTGCAACCGCCTGGGATCGCCTGAACGCGCCGCCGCCAACGCTGGCCATCGAGAACCCGGCCAATGGGCACGCGCACCTGCTGTATGCATTGCAGGCACCAGTGCCGCGTACTGAGGCATCCAGAGCACGACCGCTGCTGTACCTGGCCGCCGCTCAGGAGGGCATCCGGCGCAAGCTTGGAGCTGATCCCAGCTACTCCGGGCACCTGTGCAAAAACCCGTTGCATGGGCGCTGGCAGACGCAGCAATGGGCAGGGACGTACAGCCTTGCCGAGCTGGCAGACTGGGTTGATCTGCCGCGCATCGCGGACATGAAGAAGCGGGTTCGTGATCCAGACTATGCGGGCCTGGGGCGCAACTGCGAACTGTTCGAGCGGCTGCGCCCCCTTTCCTATAGCCTGGTGCGCCGATTCTGGTTGCCTGGTGGGTTCGACCACTACAAAGAGGCTCTTCGCGCCCTTGCCGACGATCTGAACGCAGGCTTCGCCGTACCGCTGCCGGTGGCCGAGGTTCGCGCCATTGCCTCATCGTGTGCCCGCTGGGTGTGGAAGCACTTCGACCCGGCCACCTTCCGGGAGCTGCAATCGAGGCGTGGGGCGCGCAAAGGTGCGGCGAAGCGTGAAGCCCTCATGCCCGAGGTGCTGCGCCTGATCGGTGAAGGCAAGTCTCAACGCGAAGTTGCAGCGGCTGTGGGCCTCAACCATGCCACTATCTCCCGCTGGCTAGCAGGGTAGGTGTTGCAAAGCCATATCAGATAACCGTGGGTATTTGCCTTTGGCCCCCCATGGTTTCCATATCATTGTGGGTCGATTCGCTCGACGTGCAAACGAGTGCAAACTTCACACAAATGCTCGACGCACTCCTATCTGGCCGACTGATCGGCACCCCACAAAAACGACTCGCCAAATCTGGCCAGCCCTTCGCTGGTGCGCGTGTGCGTGTCGCCATGACAGACGGAAACAATCTGCTGGTGAGCGTGTCGGCGTTTGAGCCCGAGCCAATGGCCGCGCTGCTGGTGCTCAACGATGGCGACGCAGTTTCCATATCCGGCCCGTTGACGCTGGGCACATGGACGGACAACGAAGGCCAGGCCAGGCCATCGGCTGCCATGCTGGCCCACAACGTATTGACCACCTACAGCGTGAACAAGAAGCGCAAGGCGCAGCCCGAGGCCATGCCTGTTCCAAGCCCTGGACACACTGGGAGCCTGTTCTAAGGCGCGCCGCCGAAGAATGGGACAAGTCCCATTTTTGCCAGCGGGTACAAATCCAGCCACCCGCCCGCCACCGCCACCTGGTTGACATAAGACCGCAAGTATTTGACCGGCACCGAAAAGGGTGCAATCTGCGCCACCAAAAGCCCGCCCCGTGCGGGTTTTTTCTTGACACACCGATAGAAACAAGCTATATATGCCGCAGTATCAATAGTCTATGACTATTGCAACCCGCCCGGCGATTGCATGGGCACCTTTTCAAGAAAGCCCACAAATGCAACTGCATCAAATCCGCGAAGCCCGCGCCGCGAAAGTCCAAGAAGCCCGCTCCCTGCTGGCCAGCACTCCCCAGCTCAATGCCGAAGGCCAGGCGAAGTTCGACAAGCTGAAAAGCGAAATCACCGCCCTGGAAGCCGACGAACAGCGCGCCCAGTTCATCGAGGACGCCGAGCGCCGCAGCCTGGGTGCCCCGGTGGACAAGGCCCGCAACGAGCTGGAAGGCCAGGTCAACGTGCTGGACGCCATCGCCTGCCAAATCGAGAACCGCAGCGCATCCGGTGCTTTGGCCGAGTTCCAAGCCGAAGCCAAGCGCCAGGGCCTGACCGCCCGCAATGGCGGCATCCTGGTGCCCACGAGCATCTTTGAAAAGCGCACCACCATGACCACGACCGGCGCGGCTGCCGTGGTGCCCGACGACTACCGTGCGGATCAATTCATCGGCCTGCTGCGCAACAGCCTGATCGTGCGCAGCCTGGGCGCCCGCGTGCTGACCGGCCTGCGTGGCGATACCGTGCTGCCCAAGGCTACCGGCGCAGCCACCGCTTTCTGGGTGGGCGAATCTGAGGCTTTGACCGAGAGCAACACCACCTACAGCTCCATCAAGCTGGAACCCAAGACCGTGGGCGCGCTGACGGCCTTCTCCCGCAACCTGGCATTGCAGAGCAATCCCAGCATCGAAGCCCTGCTGCGCGACGACATCAGCGCCGTGGTGGGCTTGGCAGTGGACAAGGCTTTGCTGCATGGAACCGCAGCGGCAAAGCAGCCTGTGGGCATCCTGAACGTGAGCGGCATTCAGACGGCATCGCTGGCGACTCTCACATGGGCCGGCATCATGACCATGCTTGAAAAGCTGGGTCTCGAAAACATCACGCCAAACGCCGCGCTGACCCACCCCAAGGTGGCAACCAAGCTGCGCAGCATATTGACCGTTGACGGCCTGCCGGGCTGGCTGCTGGACGACAACGGCCGTCTTGCAGGCATTCCTACCAGCGTCACCAACCAGCTCGACGCCAAGGCCGGTTCACCAGCCACGGGCCGATTGATCGTGGGCGACTTCTCGCAAATCGTCATCGGTGAATGGGGTGCCACTGAGATTCTGGCCAACCCCTACGCCACGGGCTACTACGAAAAGGGCGATGTGCAGTTGCGGATCATGCACACCATGGATGCGGTTGTGCGCCATCCAAAGGCGTTCGTGGTGGCCGACGACATGACCATCTAACCGAGGGTTGCGGCATGTTGGAACTACGCGGACACGGCACGCTCAAGGCGACCGGCAAAACACTGCACGGCATCGCCGCCGTGTTCAATTCCGAGGCGAACCTGGGCACATTCTCCGAAGTGATCCGCCCTGGCGCTTTCGCCAAATCGCTGGCGACGGGTTCCAACATCCGCGCCCTTTATCACCACGATGGCAGTGCGTTGCTGGGCACCACCCGAGGCGGCACCTTGCAACTGCGGGAAACCGCTCAGGGACTGGCGTTTGAGCTGGCCTTGCCCGACACCACCCATGGGCGTGATCTGGCCATCCTGGTGGATCGTGGGGATGTTGCGGGATGCTCGTTCGGGTTCCGCGTGCCCGAAGGTGGCGACCGCTGGGAAGAACGAGGTTCGACCCTTGTTCGTGAGCTGCTGAATGTGGAGCTGGTGGAAATCACGCTGACGTCAGACCCGGCATATCAGGACACGACTGTGGCCCTGCGCAACATGCCTATCACCCAATCATTCTGGGACATGAACGCCGCATGGCTGCAAACCACATGAGCATTACCACCCGCATCTTGTCCGCCATCGGCCTGGAAAAGCGCAGCACCATCGGCGTGAATGGCTGGCCTGTGCCCATCAGTGCATCGGCTGTCACGCCTGCCACCGCTCAGGGTGTATCGGCAGTCTATGCCTGTGTGCAGGCCATCAGCGAAACGACCGCAAGCCTGCCGCTGATCCTGTTCAAGCGCAACGGCGACGACCGCGAACGCGCATCAGACCACCCGCTGTATCGGGTACTGCACGACCAAGCCAACCCCGAGCAAACCGCCCTCGAGGCCCGCGAGTACATGCAAGCGTGTGTCCTGCTCAGGGGCAACGCCTTTGCGCGCCTGGTGCGTGGCTATGACGGCCAGGTGCGGGAGCTGTGGCCGCTGAACCCCGATAACGTGACGGTACAGCGCACCAGCTCCGGCCTGGTGTACGACTACACGAAGGACGGGGTATTAACCCGCCTGCTGGCCCACGAGGTGCTGCACCTTCGCCACCGCCTGGGTGACGACGGGGTTATGGGCGTGTCGCCTATCACTGCCGCGCGTGGTGTGGTGGAGCTGGCCCAAGCTGAGAACGAGCATGGCCGAAACACCTTCACCAATGGTGCCAAGATGCTGGGCGTGCTCAAGTTCCCCGGACGCCTGAAGCCCGAGCAGCGCCAGGCCATCGCCGCGAGCTGGAGCAGCCAACACGCTGGAGGCTCCAACAGTGGCCGCACGGCGATTCTCGAAGAAGGCGTGGACTTCCAAGCCCTGTCTATGACGCTGGAAGATGCCGAGTGGATTGCTGCCCGCCAGTTCTCAGTGGAGGAAGTGGCCCGCCTGTTCCGCGTGCCGCCCACGGTCATCGGTGATCTGCGAAACGGCAACTACTCCAACAGCGTGGAGATGGCGCGCCAGTTCGTAACGCAGACACTGCGCCGCCACCTGGTGGCATGGGAACAGGCCATCGCTGCCAAGTGCCTGACAGACGCAGGCCGCCGCGTGTACTTTGCCGAGCATCAGGTGGAGGGTTTGTTGCGTGGCGACAGTGCCAACCGTGCCGCGTTCTACAGCTCCGGCATCTCGGACGGCTGGCTCATGCGCTCAGAGGCCCGAAAACTGGAAAATTTAAGCGCCATCGAGGGCCTGGACGACCAGCCCAAGGCACCAGCACCCAGCGCCACCCCTACGCCGCTGCCGTACCCGAGCAAGCAACAGGAGGCCGCCGCATGAAGATGCTAGACCCCTGGAAGGCCCGAGGCTTGAAGATGGTGGACGAGCTGCCGCGCAAGCCCTTGCAGATGGCAGACATCCGCACCAAGCGCTACACCACCGCCAAGAATGGTCGGCTGCTGCCGCTCAACTCCGACGCCTGGGCAAAGCTGCGCCGCATGGTGCTGGCCGAGCAGCCGCTGTGCCCCGAGTGCGAAGCGCGTGGACTGATCGAACCAGCGACACAAGTCCATCACATCAACGACAACGCCATGGACAACAGCCGCTCCAACCTGGTGGGCTTGTGTGCTCCGTGCCATAGCCGACACACCGCCCACGACATGGGCAAGCGCGTGAACCATGGATGCGATGTGAGCGGCTGGCCTGCCAACCCCTCAAGCCATTGGAACAAATCGACTGTGGAGGCTGCTACGGGCCTTGCCGGGGATGCTGAGAGCGTCAACCAGAAATCACCAGCAACCGAGGACGCCGAACCGACCTGTTCCCCTTCTTTTAATGCTGACTGCTTAAAAAATAGGCAACCATGAAGCTGACACCCAAGCGCAAGCGCTCCGACAGCGCCGCCGCAGCCATCGCCGCCACCCAAGCCGCAGCCCTGCCGCCCTTGGAGCCGCCTGCGCATGTGCTGGTGCCACCCGAGGCCCGCCCGTTTTGGGACGCCATCGTGCAGGCCAGGCCCCGCGATACATGGAACCCGGTTGATCTGGCATCGGCGGCAAACCTTGCCCGCGTCCAATGCGCACTTGAAGCTTCACTCATAGGCTCAGATGAGCATATGAAGCTGACCCGCCTTGCCCTGGCTCTGACACGCGCCATTGCTGTCAACACCGTGGCGACCGTGGGCCGCTCTGCGGACATTGCCAAGGGTGCCGAGCTGGAGCGCCAGGCACGCCAGGACGATGGGGACGACCTGATCCCCCGCCTGCGCGCTGTCTAAGTCAGATTTCAAATCCAACATGACCCGCGCCGCCCGCATCATCCAATTTATCCAGCGTTTTTGTGTGACGCCGGAGGGCGCAAGCGTGGGCCAGCCCATGGTGCTGGCTGAGTTCCAAAAACAGTTCATTCGGGATGTGTACGACAACCCCGCAGGCACCCGCCGCGCCATCCTGAGCATTGCGCGCAAGAATGGCAAATCGGGCCTGATTGCTGGCCTGCTGCTGGCGCACCTGGTGGGCCCCGAGGCGAAGCAAAACAGCCAAATCGTGTCGGGTGCCATGAGCCGTGAGCAAAGCGCCCTGGTGTTCAATCTGGCCAGCAAGATGGTGCAACAGTCGCCCAAGCTGTCTAGCCTGGTGCGGATCGTACCGAGCGGCAAGCGCCTGCTAGGACTGCCGCTCAACACCGAGTACAAGGCGCTGGCTGCTGACGGCAAAACCGCCCACGGCCTTTCCCCGGTGCTGGCCATCCTCGACGAAATCGGCCAGGTGCGTGGCCCGCAGTCCGACTTCATCGACGCCATCACCACCAGCCAGGGCGCACATGAAGCGCCGCTGCTGATCGCCATCAGTACCGCCGCTGCCAACGATGCTGATCTGCTTTCCACATGGATCGACGACGCCCGCGCCAGCCAAGACCCGCGCATCGTCTGCCATGTGTACGAAGCGCCCGCAGGCTGCGACCTGCTGGACGTTGAAGCCTGGAAGGCGGCAAACCCAGCTCTAGGCACGTTCCGCAGCCTGGACGATCTCCGGGAGCAACTGACGCAGGCGCAGCGCATGCCATCGGCTGAAAATTCGGCAAGGAACCTCCTTCTCAACCAACGAGTTTCGACTGTCTCCCCCTTCATCAGCCCGGACGTGTGGAAGTCCTGCAATTCCGCACCGGGTGCGGAAATGGATGGCCCGGTGTTCGCTGGCCTGGACTTGTCCGCCCGCACCGACCTCACGGCCCTGGTGATCGTTGGCCAGGTGGATGGCGTGTGGCATGTGCAGCCGCACTTTTGGACGCCATCGCAGGGCCTGGAGGAACGCGCCAGGCGTGACCGTGCCCCCTATGACGTGTGGCACCGGCAGGGCCTGCTACGGACGACGCCAGGCGCAAGCGTGGACTATGAGCACGTCGCCGCAGACATTGCCGAGATTCTTGCTGATCTTGATGTGCAGGCCATCGCCTTCGACCGCTGGCGCATCGACCTACTGAAAAAGGAGTTCGACCGCCTGGGCGTTGATCTGCCGCTCGTGGAGTGGGGCCAGGGGTTCCGCGATATGTCAGTGGCCCTTGATGCCCTGGAGGCCGAGCTACTGAATGGACGCATCGCCCACGGTGGCAACCCCGTGTTAACCATGTGCGCCGCCAATGCCGTGGTCACGCGTGATCCAAGTGGTGGGCGCAAGCTGGACAAGGCGAAAGCAACAGGACGGATCGACGGATTGCAGGCCCTGGCCATGAGTATGGGCGTGGCATCGAGGGCCGAGCAAGCGCAGTTCGTGGGGTTTGACGCCTTCACTTTTGTTTAACAGCCCGTGCCGGTGCGGGGGCGAAAGCCGCAGACCGGACGCGCCTTAGTCGGTGAGTGGCGCGGCAAGAACGAACCCCGACAGCCAGCGGCACGACATAAGGTGCGCGGCTGGCAACCCGCCCCCCTGCCTGAGTGATTCTTGCGGGGGGGCACCCCTACAACTGAGGAACCGACATGCTGACCCTTGCCGAAACGAAATTGCACCTTCGCGTGGACACCACCGACGAGGATGCGCTTATCACCGCCCTCATGGCCACGGCCACCGCAGCCTGTGCGGACTATCTCAACATGCCCGCCGCTGATCTTGTTGTTGCAGTGCCCGCTCCGGTGAAGTCTGCCGCGCTGCTGCTGGTGG